AGCCATGTGCCTGCCAGAGAGGAGATTGGACCAAGAAGTGCCTGTATCATTCGTCCTCCAAGATTTCTAAAATCTCGCCAGCCTGAAGCCTGACCTTTAATTGTTTACATGACCACTTTTTGTCAAAGTCCGTAGTGTGTCCCACGTTTCGTTTTATCTTACGTCGTATGTTTAGACACTCAGACAGGTTCTTATAAGGCGTATATTCAACCCGCTCCTCACCTATCATCAACAACAAAACAAAGGTCATCTCAATCATTTGTTGGTCAACTTTTCTATGTTGTCCTCAATCTTTGTCAACCGCCTGTCATAAAACTCCAAGACCAGTTTCTGTTGCTGGTCATGTGGGGCATTACCGCTTTCAATATTTTCTGCCAGTTTTTCTAACTCACTAGCCAAATGTTCGATCATCATAAACTGTTCTGAGTCGGCTGGCAAACTACCCATCTCGCCTCGCGGCCATTTGATACGAAACTCCGTATTCATTCCCAAATCTGTTTCCATCAAAATTATTTTGTTTTCAATAGTGTTTAGCCGCTCAATAACTCCAAAATATGCCCATGTCCCCACCGTTGCCGCCACAAGCAGTGCAATCAAATTGCGTATAGGCATTGATAATTCAGTGTTTTCACTTAGTTTTGGCATTATTTACACTTACCCTCTTCCGCACATTCCGCAGGAAAACAGTGCGCCATCAGGCGATAATAGTGGTTCTGGTAACTAACCTGCCACATATCCTCATCTATCAAATATTCACACTGAGCTTGCGTCATAGGCTGCTGTAAAGAAATCTGATTGCCTATATATTGCCAATCATTACCGTCAAAACCCCACATGCTAATAACCATGATGAAAAAGGTTTCGACCGTATGATGAACTTCATTCATCCGTGATAATCACCCACTGAACGGTGTTAGGGGTGCTCTCAGTTCTGAAATTACCAGCAAGCTCCCAGTTTATATCATCTTTTACAGCCTCTTGTTTCTCGCCGCCTGTAACATGACCGTGTATCATCGCTGCCAATATCGCAGCTATTATAATGTTTTCCATAGACCTACTCTGTTATTTCTTCGACATCCACGCCGTAGTGCCCATGTACGCGCCGACAATGCCAGCCCCACTCAAAAATATGAGGTCGGTGACTGCACCTAGACCCTCAAGTTTTTCCGCAGAGCACCACGGTGATGCTAGAAACACAGCATAACATCCCATAAATATCAAGGTGTATCTAGCCATGCGTAACTGAGCCACGTTCTTACGAAGCTCTGTTTCCGTCTTTTTTATCTCTTTAATGTGACTCAACTCTTCGTCACTAACAATCCCGTCACCATCCTCATCATATTCAGCATAAATGGACTCTTTTTGTAATTTTTTCTGACTCATAACAACACCTTAAACATTAGAACAACAAACAACAACGTCATCAGTATAACTGCCCCAGCCATGACAACCTGATTCACGGTATCGTCAAATTTCTTTTGTTCCTGCAACTTCTTTCGTTTAGCTTCCGCCTCCGCTTCTTTCGCAGCTTGAATACGTCTGGCCCGCTCGTCAACTATGCTTTTCCACGTCCCGTGACCAAAACGAAGGTCCACCATAGTGGCGATTTCTCTCATCTGTTCTTGAGCTAATTTGGCATTTATGATCTCTGCCGCCACAGTTTTAACGCCAAACTGGTCGCCTAAACCCATGCCAGACTTTTTATTGCGTTCCTGCTGTACCTGCTTTTCACCCTCAAACAGGTTATCCAAATATCCCGCTATATCGGACACGTCATTAGCGGTTCCGATAGCAGTTTTGATGCCATCGACCGCAGTTTTAAATAATGCAAATCCTGCTAACGCCGCACTGATTGGTTCCATTTAGCCCCCAAGCTATTGTTTTTTAAGTAGTTCTCTCTCCATCGCAGACTGAATACGTGCTTGGGTCTGTTTTTCCTGACTGGCCAGTTTCTGCTGGAATTGTGATGCCCGCATCTGCTGGTTCTGTGCGTCAAGATTGAGCTTGGCCGCTTCGTTCTGAGCATCGGACTGTTCTGCCTGCGCTCTAATCTGTAGCTCCTGCTCCTTGAGTTGTACCAGCGGATCTGGACCCTGACCAGATACCTGCTGAGACATCTGCTTGACCATCTGCATACCCTCGGCAACAAACTGCGCCGTCAGGCCCTCAATGGCCAGCATCTCTTCTTCGGTGGCAGCCGCACCGCCCGTAGCTTGTCTTTGCTGTATAAACTGCACCGCCGCACGTTCTCGCGCTGCAATCTTTACATGTTCCATGACGTGCTTTTGCAGAGCCATTGCAATAGCAGGCATCCCGCCTACCATCGGTGTAGACCCAAACACCAAGTGCGCCATGATATGCGCCTCATGCTCCTGACCTTCAAACGCCTGCAAAGGCACCATGTCCAAAGCGTCTATGTTCTCCTGCGCCGGGTCCTTCGGTTCCGGCTCCTCGTCAGGAATACGCTTCATTATCCTGTCAGTGTCTTTTACACCCAGAGCCTCATACATGTCCTTGTAGACCTCGTACATGTTATGAAGCTCTGGGGCCGCCCCCGCCAGTTGCAGCTTGGTTTGCGCTAATGCAATCCGCTGCGCCTGACTAAACATATTGGGATCAGATACCGGAATTACATCAATCCGGTCATCAAAATCACTCGCCATCACCGCAGACTCTGCACCCTCTACAGTGTACGGATATTCTTGTGGCAGGCTCTCAGACATGACCCGTGCCAGCATCTTGAACTCAATCCGCATGGCGTAGTGCAGGCGCTTGTGCACCGCACTCATCACACGAGACCCCTGTTCCAGCATCGCGATAGTCGTACCCACCGCAGCCTGCTGGTTTCCGTCTCCAACCTTCAGATCCGTAATCGTCGCGAAGCGCTGACCCGCCTGAACCACAAACCCAAGCAGGTTAAACAGCGTTGCATCAGGCCCCTTAAATGGCAGCGGCATCAGGCTGTCACGAATAGCCCCTCCGGGAGCATCCACATCGCGAAACTCACCGGGCTGCAACGGGTCATCGTCGTCTCTGATCCGCAGTCCGCGGGCTTTGAAGCCCGCAGGGAGGTTGGACAACGTACCAGCGTCGATCAACTGTCGCAGTGCCGCTGTGGCGGTCCGTGACAGCCCGCCAATCGTGTGAATTAGCCCTAATCCGTAAAAACCAAAGCCCGGAAGGAACTTATAATGCACAAAATACTGAATTTTACGCTTTTCTTCGTCATCTTCACGATAATTTCGACGAATTGACAGTATCTGCCCGTTGTCCTGACTGATTGTGACAACATATGGTATCTTGATGCCGGTTAACTCACCGTCATCGTCCTCATCTTCGTATCCTTCAAGGTCTAAATCGACATGACACTCCAAAATAGTGCAATCATAGTCGATCTGAGTAGGTGTAACACCGTCAATGCGCTGTATTTCGTCCTCAACGGACCCCGACTCACCCTGCGCGGGCAAAACATCCATGTCCAGATAGAAACCAGATACCTGTTTCTTCCGCAAATCGTTCAACGACATGCGGATAACCTGCGTTATGTTGGGACAAGTCTCTAAATCTGACGTTTCATATGGGACAACTAGGTGTTCTGCCGGTACAAACTTACTTACCGCCCGCCCTTTTGTCTCATCATAGTAAACTTTCTTGAACGTAGACCCCGCCAGAGGCAAAAAGAACAACATCTGGTCAAGTTCAGGCGTATATTCCTCCATCACGTTAGTGATGTAGTAGTTCATAAACTGCTTTACGCGGATGGCCTGCTGTTCTTTTTCCCTTGTTTCTGATCCAAGTACAGCAGTTCGCACGGGACCGCTGGCTGGCAGCAACTCATTGAACGCCTGTGCCTGAAATTGCGTAGCCGCCTCGGCAAGCAACGGATGCGTGACTCCGGAGGCTCCCCGGAAGGGCTGGGCTCTCTCCTCGTAGGAGAAACCAAGAAGCTCCAAACCGTTGGCGTAAGCATCTTCCCACTCCTGTCTTCCTGATTTGTTGGCATCAAACTCAGCCATCAACTCACTGGCTATGCGAGACAACTCCCTGTCCGGCATCTCCTCGGCCAAGTTCATGTAGAAATCATCGCTCTCGCCGCGCTGGTCCTGCGGATCAAAGTCCACAGTCATGCC